CTGAATTTGCATTTACAATCCACCTTGCCCAATTATAACCATCATCTTCTTTTACTATATATCGCATCACTTCACCTCACTTTCTTCGCAAACACATTCATCACTAACCATTGACAATATTGCCATTATAGTCTCGATACCAACTTTTTTTGAGGGTGCTAGTTGAAATATCATTTTAAAACATGATCTCAATATTCCCTCAACAATCGATAAAACATCAAAATCGCTCCAATGATAAGTAGATTTAAAGAAATTACTTGTTTCTTTTTCAACTTGATTTATATCATTTATTCGTTGACTCATTTTACTTTCTCCTTTTTGTTATTAAAAAATCTTTTGACCCTGGATATAAAAATATAAGAGACCCTGTCCCTAAAAATATAAATGACCCTGCCGCAGAAAATATAAGAGACCCTGTCAGTATAAATATAAAAATCAAAATGACCCTGGACGTTGAAATATAAAAGACCCTGTGTCTATAAATATAAAAATCAAAGGTTTAGTCAGTCCAAAAAATGATAATATTTTTGGCTTTTGGATAAAATAATTTTATTAGTGCTTTTATAAATTTAATTTTCATTTTTAAGCCTCATTTATATATTCAAATTGCGGAAAATATTCCGTCCTTAGCTTGGTTGCATGTTTAAAGGCTTCGGATCTGCTGCACGTTTTAAGCGTAGATTTAATCGAATATCTATTTGTATTTAATTGGATACACTCTCGAACTTCGTAATATTTAACGCCGTAGATGTATTTTTTGCGAATTACTTGAATTTTATTCATTTTGTTTTGTTTCCTTGATTATTAATGGATTATTAAGCCAACATTATTTGAATTATTGAACCATCTAGTGGCGTATAAATCAAAATCGGATGTATCTTTATATCCAGCCTGGTTTAATTCTTTTGATGATCTAAATATTTTCGTATGTCTATCATTATTTTTATCAATCAATTGCTTTTGTTTACCGCTGTCGCTAAAAATAAAATCGTAATTAATCGGAATGCTTTTTAATTTTTTGATCATGTTAATATTATTAGTGTATGAATAAAACTTAACATTAGGTAAACTTTCAGCAATTGCGAACCATTTCAAAAGATATTCTTTGCTGTAATAATCGCCGCTATCATGCACCCGTACAAAATCCGCCTTTTTCTTTTTTATCTCTTCAATCATAACATCAACAAAATTATCTTTCTGTGTTGCTTTCAATCTTTTTTCGAATGCGGGTTTTACATTGCTCCATATATATGCGCCCTTTTTAGCGTAGCAAAATTTAACACACTCACCCGCTAACGGGCATGTTACAAGCCCCGTATTTGATCTATAGGCGGGTATACCAAAATTAAACACGCGCTTGTTAAAGTGTTTACTAGTCTTTTTTAGTTTGCTATTTTGGGTCAATAGATTCATTTTATTAGTTCCTTGTGTTAATTGATTTCAAAGTCTTCTATAAAAAATTGCTTATCGCTGTTAAATCGACCTACAAAATTTGCTATACAAAATATTTCAAAAGATACTCCATCAATACGAAAAAACAATTCATCGACATCAACTATCATTTCGTTTTGATTTTTGCAAATAGTGATCCGATTTTTAACTTCTTTTTTGATCCAGTCTTCATCAATTGAATTAATAATAAATCTTTTAATTTGTTTTAAGCGTTTTAAATGCTGTCTTTTGGCATTTGCTTTTAAATGTTCTATGGCTGTTAATACTTTCATTTTAATCATTCCCTTATGTTATTGGTTAATAATTACCATATATAATAACACCAATATTTAATTAATGCAATCATTATTTATACAATAACTATATTATTTATACTTTTAATAAAATTTTTTTGAGTGCGTTGACACAAACTAAACTAAGCGAACTAAAAAAGATCTAATTTTAAACGGTTTTAATTGCTTTCGGCTTGGTTAGATCCTAGATTTTCGTCAATGTTCCGCGAACTAACAAAACAAACCCCGAAAATAAACGCTCATATCGTGCATAAAAGCCGATCCACAAGGTCAGATTTTTTGCTGTGTGGTATTTCGCGCGTAATTTTTTTTTGATGATTTTAATGTATAAACAATTGTAACAAATGGATTTCCCACTACTCACAGACAAAGACTATGAAAGACTGATAGAAAGCATGGAGCTAAGGGACGAGTTTTTCCAAAAGCTTGCAGTCTTTCGCTCTGGTCTAATTGACTCCAGCCTACGCCACTGGCAACTAAAGGCTCACAAGGCATACGACACGCTATCCGCTAGGGAACTTGAGGTATTTAGAATGAGACTTAAATCTCACACGTTCCCTATGATCGCAAGCTCACTAGGCATCTCCGACTCATCTGCAAAAACCTACTGGCGCAGAGCGCTCAAGAAGTGTTGGGATCTCTTTCCCACAGATGTCAACGAAAGCAGTATAAACGAAAACCAATAGGAATATAATGGAAAAGAAAACACGAGGAAGACCAAAGCTAGATATTGATTCAGATAAGGTAGAGATGTTAGCAAGCTTTGGGTGTTCTACTGTAGAGATAGCCAAATTACATAACTGCGATGAACACACGATTCGTAAGCGCTTTAGAAGTGAGCTTGAGCGTGGTAGGGAAAGTATGAAGATCAAACTACGACAGCTTCAATGGAAGCAAGCCGAGAACGGCAATACAAGCTTACTTATCTTTCTAGGAAAACAGTACCTAGGTCAATCAGACCGTAACGAGCTTGAACTCGTAGGAAACCTAGAAGGAATACTAAAAGAATGCGGTTACGAGGATTCACCTATTGCAAAGAAAAGTATTAAACAAAGCGAAGCTCTGGAAGATACTAGGGTACAAGCCTAGTCCAGAACAGCTAAACGTACATAGCTCAAAAGCACGCTTTCGTGTAAATGTCCAGGGAAGACGTAGCGGTAAATCATACTCAGCAGCAAAAGAGGTGCTACCGTATTTGCTCGTTCCTAATAATCGCTGTTGGGTAGTAGCACCAACGCTAGACCTAGCCAACAAGATCGTACGAGAGATACAGCTTGATATCGTGCGTAATTTAAAACTGCCGATTGCATTTAAAAAGGAAGTCAGCGGTTCATTGCACTACATGAAGCTTGCAGGACTAAACTCAGAGCTTTCTGCAAAATCAGCAGATAGACCAGAGACATTGGTAGGTGATGGTGTGGATGTACTCATAGTTGAAGAGGCAGCAAAGATACGAAGGATAGTCTGGGAGCAATATCTCAGACCTACCTTAGCAGATAAACAAGGGTGGGCATTGTTCACCACAACACCAGAAGGATATAACTGGATATATGAACTGTGGCAACGTGGCAAATCAGAAGACTTCCCAGACTGGGACTCTTGGCAGCACCCATCCTGGCAATCACCATTTTTTAAGGATGACATAGATGAGCTTAAAAAGACACTCACGAGAGAAACCTTTGAGCAAGAGTTCGGTGCGCAATTTACATCATTTTCGGGTAGGGTGTTTCCATATGACCGCACCATACACACTAAAAAACTCAAGTACGATCCCAATCTACCCACATACGTTGGAATCGACTTCGGCTACAGGACAAGCGCAGCAGGATGGTTCCAAACCAAGGTAAAGATAAAGTATATATGATCGATGAGGTGTGGGAAGAAAATATCAAAACTGAGGACTTTGCAGACAAAGTTAAATCGAAGAGATATCCGATAGTGCGATATTTTGGAGATCCTGCTGGTGGTGGAGTGCAAGCTCAGAGTGGAATTGGAGATATAGAGATTTTTAGAAAAAAAGGAATACGTGTGGATTTTAGACGTGACAAAGTATCACGCAACATTGCAAACGGTATCACACACATGCGCACTTGGTTTGAAGATGCATCAGGAAATGCACATTTTTACGTAGATAAATCTTGCGAACGATTTATCTCTAGCTTTGAAAACTATCGCTACCCAGAGAAAAAGAAAGATCAAAGACTTAAAGAAGAACCTTTAAAAGATGGTCTAAACGATCATGCTTGCGATGCTACGCGGTACTTCTTCGTCAACCTTTTCCCTATACGTAGTAGAACCGCAGGAGTAATAGACTGGTGATAATACAAGATTTATCTGAACAAATAATTATAGATAGCCTATCAGACTATCTAAGTACAATAGAAACAGAGCGCACAAAAGAGCGTGAATATCTTTTAGATTTTTACGAAGGAATCAATATGTCAGAATATGTTGGTGAATTTTTTGGTTCCGAGTCCTTACAGCAAGTTCCGCTCTTTTCACAGAATCTCACAAAGCGCGTGTGTAAGGCAAGAGCGCAAGCGTACCGCAGACCTCCACGTATGGATGTAGATGAGCGGTACAAAGATTTTATAGATTCACAAGATTTAAACTCTAAGCGTAGACAGTTAGAGCAGATTACTTTCCTTTTAGGAACCATGGCTTTCCGCAGTCTTTGGAACCCAAGGAGAAATAAAGTCGAATATGAGCTTTTGCCATTTTTTGAACCTTTGTTTTTACCTGGAGAGAAAAAGCCGTTTGGAATAATCTACGCTTTAGAGAACGAAGGCAT